CCTGGTTTTTCAAAGAATGAAATAAATATAGAAATAATAAATGATAAATTAATTATCGAAGCGCAGAGCAAGAAGAAAAGCAAATCAAAGAGCTATATCCTAGATAAAAGTTTGGATAGAGATAAGATATCGGCGGCATTAAAAAATGGAATATTAAATATTAAAATATATAAGGTTGAGGCGCAAAAGCCAAAAAAAATAAAAATTAATTAGAAAAGCCCGCGAAAGTTATATACTATCAGGCATGGATAGAAACAAAGTTATAACTATTGTCGCTAACGATATTCTAAATAAAATGAATATCAATCAAATTCTTAACGCCGTAAGAGGTCATTGCATTGGTCAAGCTGAAGAGTATTATAATGGCTTGACTGACGATGAAAGAGAAAATCTTGTACAGCAAATTGAAACAGCTGAAGCTGCAGCCCAAGAGCAAGCTCAATCTGAAGAGCAAGTTCAAGAGCAGCAAGCTGAAGAACCTGCTACAGTTTAGCTTTTTGCTAAATAGGGCTTTTTCTGAAATCTAGCTAGTACAGATTCTTGCCCGTGCAGTTTGATAGACGCACATCTAAAGCCCGCCTTATCTAGGCGGGTTTTTAGCATTGGGAGAAATCTAATTGGCAAGTTCATGATAAATTCATGTTTTTCATTCCCCTTGGGATCAGCCGTAGCTATTTCGTAACAAAATTCCCAGCAAAAATTATAAATCGAATTTTCCATCTGATTTTTGGATTAATTCGTACACCGTCTCAATCTCTCCATTCATCATCAGTTGTGCAGGGCTTTGGTGCCCATATTCTTTTAGTGGATTATTCAACCAAACAGTAGAACCATATATTGAATATTTTTTAGCGATCAATTTCATGACATCGTATTTAGTTGGCGCATTTTCACCTATTGACAGCTCGACACTTTTTGAGGTTTTTTTAACTTTTGGTTTTTTATTCACAATAATATTTACACTAATTAATATATTTTAATAAAAAGATTTGATTAATTCAATATTTGGCGTGTATTATATAAAAACAAATTTTAACAATATATGTCAAAAAAAGACAAGGTAGAAATACCTCAAATAAAACTAACGTTCAAGGTCAATAATCTCAGACTTACTGAAAAGCAAAAATTGTTTCTTTCTTTAGCTTTGCATGATAATACCAATATCATGTTTGTAAGCGGACCTGCAGGATCTACTAAAACGTATATGGCTGTTTATGCAGCCTTGAGGCACTTAAGCGCCGAAGATGACTTAGACATGTTCTATGTTCGGACGGTAATAGAAAGTGCTGATAAAGGCCTGGGAGCTCTCCCAGGAAGCGTGGAAGAAAAGATCAATCCATACATGGCGCCTCTTGAAGACAAATTAATAGAAATGTTGCCACAAAACAAAACGGTTCGCAAAGAGCTCATTGATAGTGGAAGAATTCAGGCTATGCCAATTAATTTTTTGCGAGGAGCAAGCTGGAAAGATAAAGTGGTTGTTGCTGATGAGGCGCAGAACTTTACATTCAAAGAATTGACTACGTTAATAACAAGACTTGGGCAAAACAGCAAATTATTTATTTGCGGAGATTTTATGCAAAGCGATATTAATGGCAAAAGCGGTTACGCTGATATGTTTAATTTATTCAAAGACCAAGAAAGTCAAGATAATGGAATCCACTGCTTTAGTTTTAATAAAAATGATATTTTAAGAAGCGAATTACAAAAGTATATTATTGGAAAATTAGAAGATAATTATAAAAAGTAGTGTACTTATGAGTGATGATTGATGCCACTCCTATACTCGCAGCAGTAATAACTGCTATAGCTACAGTCGCTAGTGTTCTACTAGGTCAGAGACTGATGAGCAGCACAGAAAAAGAATGCGTCATCCGAGAAACTTCTCAAAACGCTAACGTATATACAGCTTTACAATATATCATGGATCAAATGAAAGCAGACCGTGGATATATTATGGAATTTCATAATGGAGAAATATATTTTTCGGGACGTGGTCAACAAAAATTTAGCTGCACATACGAAATTGTAGAAGAAGGCATTAGCGCAGAATCTAGTAACTCACAAAATCATAGACTTTCTAATTATCATAATTATGTCAATGAATTAGTAACCGAAGGTCGTTTTCTGCATCATAATATAGAAGATATAAAAGATCAATCATTCTATCAAATGATCAGCAGAAAAGGAATAAAAAGCATTTATAACGTACCAATAAAAACAGTAGATGGTAAAATTATTGGAATTTTGGGCGTAGATTATGTAAAAAATGAAATTCCCGATCTAGGCTATGATGAAAAGAGTTTAAGCTTCATGACTCGTCAGGCCCGCATGATTGCTGGCTATTTAATCTAATTCAATAGAAAAAAGACTTCAATAATTATATTATAAAGTATGATTACTGAATTCTGTATGAATTGTGGCGCTAAGATTGAATACGCATTGAATAAACCTAATTTTTGTTCGTCTTGTGGTAGTTCCCTTGGAGGCGTGGCAAAAGCGGCTCAACCACAGGAAACAAATATCGTTACTGAAGTAACGAAGGAAGAACCTTCCGATTCTGTACCTAATATCTCAAAATTAGAATATTCTATAGAAACCAATCAAAATAAATTAACATTTGGAGATTTAATGACTCAGGCTTCTCAAGATTCCAAAAATGAATATAAAAGAGAGTCAGTAAGGCCAAAAGCGAATATTAATCCTAGCGAAGATATCTTAAAATCCACCATGAATCAGTGTCGTTCCAGCAAAGAACCAGAAGACATAGGTGGCTAAAAAGAAAAAATACAGTTACGAAGACAAACAAGACATCATAGATCAAGAATTAAACAAAAGGCAAAACAAATGGTTCCTAACTTCTCTTGCCTGGATTGATTTTGATGATGTCAAGCAAATTATTAGAGTTCATCTTCATAATAAGTGGCATCTTTGGGATCAGTCTAGACCATTAGCTCCATGGCTAAATCGAATTATATCAAATCAATTAAAAAATATCTTAAGAAATTATTATGGTAATTTTGCTAAGCCATGCTTGAACTGCCCATTTAATCAAAGTGGGGTAGCCGAAGAAGATTCGGTGGGATTATGCGGATTTACAGAAAGCAAAACACAATGCAATGAATGTCCATTATACGCTAAATGGGAAAAAAGTAAAAAATCTGCATATAATGTAAAAATGCCAACAGCATTAGAAAATCATTCTCATGAAATTAAATTGCAAAATGATGATTTGTATTTAGTAGATAATGCAGCCAAACGTCTGCATACGGAAATGAAAAAGAAACTTTCTGAAAAAAATTATAAAATATATGAAATGTTATTCATTGAGAACTTGACTGATGCAGAAGTAGCAGAAAAATTAGGATTTAAAACATCAGAAAAAAATCGAAAAGCTGGTTACAAGCAAATTAAAAACCTAAAAACTAAATTTCATCAACAAGCTAAAAAAATAATAGAAACAAAGGACATATTCTATGGAGAAAATTGAGCTGACAGACGAACAAAAAGAATTTATTAATAAAAATTATAAAAAAATTAATAATTTGAATGAATTAACAAATGCGGTTTTTATGGGAGAGGATTTGGATGGCAGAACTAAAGAAGGACGGGCGGTTCGTCAATATATGGCATCAAAAGATTATAAATATACAACAAGAGAAAACAAAAAAGTTCCGCCTGTAAAATTAACAGATGAACATAAAGAATTTATTCTTGCTAATGCTGATGGCAACATGAAAGCTTTTGACATGGCTAAAATATTATTTCCAGAAAAAGAAGTTACTCCATTAAGTAAAGAGACAATAGTAATTACTGAATTCTTAAAAGAGCAAGCTCCAGAAAAAGTCCATCCAAAAGAAAACGCGGTAGGGGATAAATACAAACCAGCTAAAACATTCGCGGCTGCAATAGAATTAGTTAATAAATCAACCAGTCAAGAACTTGACCCTAATAAAATGCAAATGCAAGTAAAAAAAGGCATAGAAGCATTAATTAGTTTCTTGCAATCACCTAGATTAATACAAACCATAGGTAATTATACAAATAAAGAAGATAGAATATTATTTGAAGCAGAATTTGTAAGAGCAACATGGGACAAACCAGATCTTACATCAGATGAAGTAAATTTATATATTAATGTATGCATTGATTATATTAATCTTATGAATATACAAAAAGCTATAGATAAATTAAATACTATGTTTGAAGAGTGTGAAGATCAGAGAGATATGACCGTACGATTAGCTGAACTTTTAAAAACAAAGAGTGAAGAGTATAATCAATGTGAAAAAAGAATGGAAAGTTTAATTACTAGATTAAATGGTGATAGAGCAAAGCGGGTACAAAACAAACAGAATCAAAATGCATCAATATTAAATTTAGTACAATTATTTCAAGAAGAAGAAGAAAGAGAAGTTATGATCAAGATTGCAGAGATGCAAAAGCAATTGGTTGCAGAAGAGGCTGCTCATCTAGAATCCATGCCAGACTGGAAGGCTAGAGTCCTAGGGCTGCGTAAAGGAGACGTAATATGAATGAGAAAGTGGTATGCAAGGAGTGCGGAAAAGAATTCGATTCAGAAAAAGCTTTACATCGGCACATTAAAGTGCATAATATGGATTTAGCAGCTTACTATACTAAATTTTATCCTAGAGTGAATAAACTAACACAAGAACTACTACCATTCAAAGATAAATATTCATATTTCAATACAGACTTCTCTACAAGAGCACAAATGCTTAAATGGTGCAGATTAAATAAAGGCAATGAAGAAGTAAAAGAATATATACTTAGACAATTAAAGAATAGAATAGATAATAAACAATTAAAGTATGCACCTAATCACTTAGAATTAATAATAAATGATTTACCAAGTATAGATATATATAAAGATAATTTCGGCGGTTATGAACAAGCTTGCCAAGAGCTTGGTCTAGAACCATTATATAATAAAGGAATAAGAAATGAAAAGATCTTTCTTTCTTTGAACAAAAAATGGAACAAATTCCTATCTTAATTGATACCCGCGAACAAAAGCCTCTTTGTTTTGTTAATAGCAAGGAGCATAAATTAGATTTTGGAGACTATACAGTAGGGGGAGATAGCTATAACTATACTTATGTTGACCGCAAGAGCGAAAACGATTTTAAGGGCACTCTAGGGACGGGATACAACCGTTTTAGAAACGAACTAGCAAGAGCACGACAGTTTAATTCTTTTTTATATATTGTTATTGAGCAATCTCTACCCCAATTAATTAAAAATAATAATTATTTAAAAAGTAAAAAAAGGAAAGGCGCTTCTAATTTAAAATTTATATTCCATAGAATGAGATTATTAACTCATGAATTTAAAAATCATTGCCAATTTA